GAATCCACAATCTACTGATTGGAATACCATGTGGCAGTATTTGCGGCAGGTTTCTGACGTTGGTTTTGATGGGGATTACACTAAGTTTGAGAGATACTTGTGTGCCCAACTTGCTGACATGATTCTTGGGATTGCCAATGAGTGGTATCGTGCTCATGGTGTTTGCACTGACCAGGATGTTGTTGTTCGTAGGAATTTGGTTTATTCCATGTTGAATTGTTGGATTATTGTGGGACAGGACTTTTTCGCTCAATCTGGCGATTTGAAGTCTGGGGTTTTTGCAACTACAGTTCTTTTTGGGAATCTTATGAACATGTTCTTTCTTCGTTATGCTTTTCTCATTTGTTCTCGTAAGCTAGAGCCTCAAATGGCCAATTTGGCTTTTTATGAGAAGTATGTTCGAGCTAAGGGCTTTGGTGATGACAACATTTCTGCTGTTAATCCTGCGGTTTCTGGTTTTTATAATCAACGGACTGTTTGTGAGGCTCTTGGCAGTATTGGTGTTGTTTACACTCCTGCTGATAAGGAGGCTGAAATTGTTGAATTGAAGCCTTTGGAGCAGTGTTCTTTCCTTCAATTTCGAACTCGCTGTGATGCGGTTGATCGGCCTCCTCGTTTCCCTGGTATCACTCATCTTGCAGTTCCTGATTTTGATGATAGGTTCTTTGCCTGTTGTGTATGGATTTGTAAGAACCTTGATCCAGTCTTGGCGACTCTTTCCAATGCCAATGACATTCTTCGTCGTTCATTTGGCCATAGTAAGCGACGTTGGAACCAACTTCGGGATGATTTGGAGCGGATCTTTGTTGATTTGGGGGTTCCTGGTCGTCTTTTGACTTGGCATGAGTGTTATGCTGCTTTTGGCACTGAGAATGTGTTTGACTATGATGTTGATGATCCGATGGTTCCTATTGCTTGGTGGAATACTTTGGACACTCAGGTCAACTCTGATCTTTTTGCCAAAGTTCGCCCTCGGCTTTTGACTCGGGTTTGGAAGCGACCGATTGAGAAAGTCATTGCCGTTCGGAGGGCAGGTTTTGAGTCTTCGAATTTGCAGTTTGTTTCTGATGTTCGGGACTCTTATTCTTTTGACAGTTATGGGTTTGACTTTGTTAGTGTTAAGGCGCAGATGATGTCACAAGTTGATCAACGTGAAAATTTTAACGAAGTTTCTTCTGTTGTCACTGTTGGTGTTCCCTCCACGTCGTCTGCAGTGGTGCGACCGACCTATGATGGTTCAACTTCGATTGTTGAGTTTCTTCGGAGGTTTTCTGTTTTCGTTCGTGCATTTATTGGGACTGAAACAAACTTTTTTACAGGGGATGTTCTTTTGCCAACTCCTGCTGTTTCACAGTTTGCACGACCTGGACATTTATCTTATTGGGCTCGTTTGTTTCGTTATTATGTTGGCGATTTGGTCATCAATTTCGAGGGGAATCAAACCTTTGATATTATGTATGATACAGCTTTCAATGGCGATACGGCTTTCTCCAATAAGAATCTTGCTAATTTTGGGAGTATGGGGCCTGTTGCCTATGCCGCTCCTGGTGGCAATGCCAATTTGTTCTCTTTTCCTTGGGTTTCTCCTTATCCAATTACCTCTATTCCTCGCTTTGCAAGTGAATCTACCACTGATGTTTGTTCTGCTGGTGAGGTCAACTTTAGTGCGGCTGCTTCTCCTAGTAAGTATCTTTGGGCTGCTGGTGGTGACAATTATCGTTTTGGTTATCTTATGGAGGTTCCTCAATTTTTCCTTGGAACCGCTGAACAATTTGTTGCCAAATATCCTGATCGTGCTGGGGAGGTTGGCCTTTCTGTTGAGGCTCATGCGCAGATGCAGGAAGGTGTTAATTTCTCTGAAGTTGAAGAGAAGGCTATTGGTTTGGATAATGCTCGTCCCTCTACGGGTCCTTCTGGTGATTTGGGGGAGATTGAGCGTCCTTTTTCTGTTGCTGAGTTGTCTGAGCGTTGGCAATTTTTGCACACCGCTAAGTGGATCGTTGGTGATCCTTTTGGCACTCAGCTTGCCATCTATAATGTCCCCTTCAATCTTCTTACTGGTGTTAATCGGATTCCTTTTACTTTGATGCAGTTTTATCGTGGGAGGGTTCGGATAAAGATTAAGTTGCAATCCCAACCTTTTCAGCAAGGTATGTGTATTGCGTATTTTGTTCCTGAGCGCGATGCCACTTATGTTAACACTTTTATTGGGTCTTCGATGGTTAGTCAGAGTATTTTGCCGAATCAATTGATTTTGGCTGGTGGGAATCGTGAGGTGATCTTTGAAATCCCGTGGATTCATCATCAGACTCAGCTTGATGCTTCTGACCTTACTGTCTCTCAGGGAACTTTTGTTTTGGCGATCTTTAATCCGTTGGTCGTCGGGGCTTTGGTTACCCAAGATTATGCGACTTTTTCCCTCTTTGTTTCATTTCCTGATCCTCATTTTGAGACTTTGGTAGTTTCAGCGATGAAGGAGGATGAGGATTTTATTGAGGTTAAGGCCCAGATGAACAATTTTCCCGATACGGCTCGTAGTCGTGCGGGGGCAGTTTCAGGAGGTAATCGAACTCGTCCAGTTTTGGGAGTTACACCTTCTGCTATGATTCTTGTTGGTGCTCCTGATGTTACGAACATTGATAATGTCACCCCTGCTCACTACATGGGTGGCTGTGCTTCTGATTCGACTATGGTCACTCAGACTCAATTTTCGACTACTACAGATGAATGTCGTTTGGATAACCTTTGTGGGCGGTTGAGCTTTTACCGTACATTGCGTTATGGTGTTGGAGCCGCCCCGGGGGACGTTTTGTTTAGTTCGGAATTAACGTGTTGCCCCGAGATTATTGCTGCTCCATTACTTGGGACTGTCAATATGATGCTTGCGTCCTATGCTGCTTCAGTTTTCGAATTTTGGCGGGCTGATATTGTTTTTTCAATTCAGGTTGTTTCCACCCGTGGACATGGTGGTCAACTTATTTGTTTTCCCAATTATCGAAGCCAATCTGGGACTTCATCAATTACTCAATCTACCTCTGCGTATGCTACGGTTATTGATGTTTCTGTCCCAACGACTGTTGAAGTCGTTATTCCGTGGCGAAGCACTTCGCAAATGCTTCGTGTGCCACACAATCCAGTCATGGGTGGGTCTCCTCCCCTTCGTGACCGGATTAATTACTCTATGGGGGTCTTTCAGATTTGCGTTGTTAATTCACTGCAAGCATCTGACACTGTCCCCGATTTTGTTTATCTCAATGTTAGCTTTGCGTTGAGAAATTTCCATTTTTCGTTTTTGTCTAATGGGCTGTCATTTCGGACGCTCTTAGATCCATATTTCGCACTTGGAAAAGCGAGAAAGTCAGGCATTGCGCGCCAGAAACCCGATACTCCGGAAGAGTCTAAGGAATCTACTTCTTTGGGCAAACCGGGAGGAGGATCCGCCGCAGCTGCCTGAGGGGGGTTGCCCCCCCCACAACACCCTAAGGTGGGTGTATAAATATAAAGTGGGTCGCTGGC